ATAGGAAATATGTCGTTTAAATATGAAAACAAAGAATACAATGTAAAGTTTAAATCAATATACGGCGTACCATTTATATTAGATAACACAGACTCTAATAATAAAATTATTATGAGTAAATTTGATCTATCACGTATTTCATTTATTAGTGAATGATAGATCTAGTCTGGCTATGTCAGAATAATGCTTAGTTTTATTGTAATATGATAATTCTAAGTTACCCACTTTTTTATTAACTAAATTTTGAAAGGAAAAAACATGGGAAATACACTTTTTGATACTAATCGTTTTGTTGAGACTTCTTCTGTAAATCAAATGAAAAATGGAACAATTGAGTTTATGGACACACAAGTTCCAGGAGTTTATTATACAGCTCACCGAAATGGTTATATTAATCGTGTCATTAAGACTAACGAAACAGTAATTCAACAAGATGGAACAAATACAACTGAGCAATTTACTCGCAAAAAGACTCGCTATTCCAAGGTTAACTATCGTCAACCAAAAAATGGTAAGTTTATTAAGCTTCATCGTCTGACTGATCAATTATCTCGCATTCAAGAGGTTGCATCTTTTTATTCTTCAAGAAGCAATACAACGAATGTAGTAAATGATTTAGATCAAACAATTATTACTACACCTCGTTAATTTTGTTTAACATTTAAACTATAGTTTTTATACTATGAAATAAACTTCTTTGAAGTTTATTTTGGGCCTTTAGCTCAGTTGGTTAGAGCACCCGACTCATAATCGGTAGGTCCAGGGTTCAAGTCCCTGAGGGCCCATTCTTTGAAATATTAACTATGCTGGTGTAGCTCAATTGGCAGAGCAGCTGATTTGTAATCAGCAGGTTAAGGGTTCGAGTCCCTTCACCAGCTTTTAATTAACTTAAATTTTTTTTAAAAAAATAGCAGGTTTTTATGCTGCATAAAATTGTAAGATTATTATTAGGTTTACATGGATCTTTTCATATTGTTGAAACAGGACTAAATCTGTATGAAGGTGCTTATATTAGTGCAGCATTAACATTATTCTCTTCAGTTATAATGATATTAGGTGCATACATTGATTACGAGCACCATAAACAAGAGGGATATTAGCTTAATCGGTAAAGCACCTGTTTTGGGTACAGGTGGTCAGAGGTTCAAATCCTCTTATTCCGACTTTTATTTTTCCAAAGACCGCCGGCTTTATATATATATAGTCTATATGAAGGAGAAAAATATGCATAGTAAAGCTAAAGGCAATATTGGAGAAATGGCAGTAACTAAAGATTTAATGTTAAAGGGTTACGCCGTTTTTTATGAATTAGGCGACTTATCTAAAGTAGATTTAATTGCTGAAAAAGATAACAAGCTTATTAAGCTACAAGTTAAGACTAAATGGAAAACTGATGATGGTAGGATAAGCGCTGATCTAAGATCTTCAGGGCCTGGGTATGAATATCGTTATAACAACAGTGATATTGATATTATAGCTTGTTATGCTGCAGATAGAGATATTGTTTTATATGTACCTGTTTCTGATATTGTTGCATCAGGATTAAGAGCTTTTTCTATTAGACTAGAAAAAACTAAAAATAATCAGACTAAAGGTATAAGACTTTATGAAAATTATTTAAACTTATAATTTAATTATTACATTGTCTAGTTATAATAAGAAGTGTCACTAAGGGATATTAGCTCAATGGTAGAGCAGTTGACTTTTAATCAATTGGCTGTAGGTTCGAGTCCTACATGTCCCATTTTGCATCCTTAGCTCAGTAGGAAGAGCATCGGTCTTCTAAACCGAATGTCACAGGTTCGAGCCCTGTAGGATGCGTTTTAAAATTTAGTATTGTTATATTAGCTTTGATTCTCGTTTATTCTTCCCCTGTGTAAAATTTTATTTTTATTATTAAAATAAACTATAAAAGGAGATTTACAAATAATGCAAACATATAATGAATTAATAAGAGAAAATAATTATCTAAAAGGTTGTTTAAAATTTGAAGAGTTTGTTTATGCAGTTTGTATAGGCGCCTCTGGAAATGAAGTTAGAGCTTTAGGTTGTATTAAGTTTCTAAATGGTATTGATCATTACAGAAATAGAGATAAAATGTTTAAAAACATTAATTGCGAAAAATATTGGGTTCTTGTAGAAAAAACTGTCTATGATAACTTTAAAAAAAGAGAAAGTTTTATAGTTAAGTAAATTTTTCACTTGCATTCTCATTAAAGCTTTTTTTTTGAAATAATCACTTTAAATCTTTATTATTAAATTTTTATATACTATATAATAAAAAGAAAACAAAAAATGAAAAGTAAAAATTTAGAAAAAGAAGAAAAATTATATAAATGTGAAAGTTGCAAAAAAAAAAGAGTAACATTTAGGTTGCATGAATGTAAAAAAGGTTATCAAGAATACTTTGGTTGTGATATTTGTGATAACTGGTGTACTAAATGTAAAGAAAATTGGAACAATATAAATGTTGAAAAAGAACAAGATTTATAGTTATGACAACGGATTTAATGAAGTCTGTATTGCATTAACTTTAGAAAAAGAAGAATCAAATTTTGCTTCTGAATTTCCTCCTTTAGAAGACTACGGTATTATTGATGTATTAATTAAAGGAGTAGTAAGAACAGTTATGGCTGATTGTTTGTATGAAATCAAAGGAATAGATTATGGAAATTTATAGTATTGTAAAAGGAATTGTTCATCCTAAAATAGGAGAGAAAGATTCTAGTACAGAATTTGTAGATATTGGTGAAACAAGAGAACAATGTTTAGTATTTGAAAATTTATTATTTGAAATATTGAAATTAAATGCTCCTAAAAACATAGATCTTATTTATAATAAATTTATGCATGAAAGAGTTTTAACCACAAACGAAAATAATGAGAATATTAAAAAGATTAATGAGATGTTTTTATTATATAAAGAGTCATTTACAGGGCTGAAAGCATCAGGTTTTAAATTTTATTTAATAAAAAAAGATGCAGAAACTTTAAAAGTTTTAGATGTTATAAAATATTGGAAATCATTTAGAGACAGAAAAAGCGTGTAAAAATATAATAAAAATTATATTATATATAAAAAGGAATCTTAATAGTGATTAAATTAAAAAAGATATACTTTGACGGTGAAGGTTTTGCAAAAAATTTAACTAATCGAGATAATTTAAAAGAAGATGAAATAAACTTAATAAAAAGTTTTAAATTTATTCCAGTAAATACAATCAGCTTTAAATCAATTGCAGGAGAAAGCTTTTGTGATATTACAATAGGTGACTATTATTTCAAAGATATTTCTCTAGAGTATTTATATACAGATATACAAAAAAAATGCAGTAATATTCTTTATTCTTTACATAATCCGACACCTAATCCTGGAGGTTTATATTGACTAAGTTTATATTAATTATTATCTTTATGTGTGGATGTGTCTCTATTACTAAACATGACAAAATAAAGCAAGAATTAAATGAATGTTTATATCAAGTATACGAGATTGATAATTGTCAAAGACAAATTGATAGTGCTTTTTTTGAAATGGCTAATGTAAAATACTCCGAAAGAATGTGTAGGCAGAGACTAATATCATGTAATAAAAGAATTCAAAATGTTGAAAAAAGATGTAAATAAAGATTGGTTAGGTGTTATAGTTAACCACATTTATTATGAAGGTATAAAATATGAAAAAATATTTGCTCATGCAAAGCTAATTCACAAGACAGAAGACTTTGAAGATGATTATTATGAAATTATGATTCCTTCTAAAAACTTTTTTATATGTTATATTACAGCCAGAAAAATCTCAAAATTTCTTGAAAGATAAAGATATGAATAACAAAAGTATTAAAAAATTTTTTAATGATATTAACAATTTAAATCTTTCAAATCGACAGAAAGAAAGAATGATGAAGTTTATTCAGATTAATGATGTTAATGGAAAATATTCTATTATGACCTTTAAAAATCTTGTTAAAACTTTAAATGAAAAAAACGGAAGAATTGCTAGTTTAATTTTGGGACCGAAATTTAACAGAGTTATATTTGCCAGTATAGATATTGAGGTTTAAATGTCAAACAAAGACTTTAACGATTTACAAGAAATAATTTTAGATGATTTAAGTAAAAATAGCTCTTTGATTATTTATGTTAATCACGAGGGTAATGTTTTCATGATTTCAACTGGAAAAAGTTCTAAAAAACAACAGAAGATGTCAGAAAAAATTTTAACTGTTATAAGTGATCATTCTTTTGTTTTTAAGATTGTGCTTTTTGCAGAAATAATGTTTTCAAGATTATTATTTAAATTTGGTAGTCTCTTTAATAAAAGATAATGCTATGATATCTTAGAATCAAAAAAGAACAATACGTGTAAAACAAGAAATTTATTGTTATAATAATAATATACTAAATAAAACAAGGATAAATTATGTCTAAAAATTCTTTTAAAAAAGAAATTCAAGAAAGATACAAAGGTCGCGGTAATACTTGGGTTAAAGTAATAAAAAATACATCTGCATATGAAAAGTTAGAAGTTGTTCTTAGCAATATAGATGATTGTGAAGAATATAAGGCACACATATCTAGAGAAGGATTTGCTTGGCTAAGATTTTCTAAAGCTGATGGTGATGCTAGTAATCCCGTTGAAGTTTTTGAATTACGTTATAGAGGATCTAAAGAAGATCATCCTGACTGCTTGTTAACTTTTTCACATGAAGAAGCTTTAGAGATGCCTTTGCTTGGAAATACTCCAGTAAAGCTTCAACTTGAAATTGATCCTAGCAAAAGAAAAGTCAAGGAAATTAAAATTAGACCTAGTATTAATGTAAAACAAAGTCAGTCTGACGATGTACAAGAAATTGACATGGCAAAGAGAATAGAAATAATCAAAGAAGCAACACTTAAAAAGCCTTCTAATGAAGAATTAGAAAACTGGTATGAATTTTTAAAGCTTAACGATCTTTATGAGGAAAATGTTTGAATTATATGTAATAACAGTTTTTACTGCATTTTTTAGTTATCTTCACTCTTTTTATAACAATAGAAAAAGAACCGACTTTTATTTTGTTTTTTTATTAACAGAGCTTGCATTTATATACAGCTACTTATTTTCTAAAGGACTATTACAATGATCAAATGGATTGAAGTTAAATACGGTGATATTATTAAATTTAAAGGCAAAACAGGAACAGGTTCTGTCGTTTTTACAGAAAACAATGGAAATTATTTTATGCCGGCTAAAATTGGCATGAGAATTAAAGGAGTTAAGAAACCTATTAAAAGATATGAAGAATTTGTTTTAAATAGTAGTATTGTACAATCGACATCAGGAAACACAAGAGTTGTTAAATGTTTCTTAACAAGAACTTCAGACAATTGTGAGTTTGCGATAAGTGAGCAATGTTTAATGAGATATTTTGGCAAAACTAATAGAAGCCGATTAGGAGGACCTTTAGTTGATTAAGTCTAGAGAAGAAATAGTAGATAAAAAGTTAGAAATTGATCTAAACAGTCCACAAGGAAATGCTTTTGTATTGATTGGAATAGCTGGTCATATTGGAAAGCAATTAGGAATGTCAAAGTTTAGAATCAAGTGTATTCAAGACGAAATGAAACTATCAACATACGACATGTTAATTGAAACCTTTGATAAATGGTTTGGTGATTATGTCATACTCTATAAATGATATTAAGCCTGGAGATATGCTTTGGTTTCAAATAAAAGGCGCTGATCAAAACTTTGGTTATGGCGAGGTTAAAGAAACTTGGTTTGATGAAGAAACAGGTTATGCATATGCTGAATTTTATTGTAAAATTAATGGTGGACAAAGAGCAGGAAGAATTGATAAAATAATAGAAAAGCCTTCAGCTAGAATGGAAACAAAACTACTACAGACACAAAGAGAGTATAGAGAAGCGTATAAAGAACATAATAGATAGCGTGTAATAATAAAAATATAATTGTATAATATAAAAAACAATTAAAAGGAAATTAACATGGACATTCAATCAATTAAAAAAATAATTTTTCCTGCAATTAATGATGCCATCAATCAAATGGAAGATCAGAATTTAAAGTGTAACATAACACTATTAAAAAGAATTGTTAATGAAGCAATCGATGGCTCTTTAAATAGAAATCATAATCATTTATCAAGTGTTATAGCAGACTTTTCAGGTAGAGGTAGAGCCTGGGCAAAGATTAATGTAGATCAAAACAATCCTGTGTGGGTTAGCATTAAAGAATCTTTATTAATGGAAATGAATTCTGCAGAAGATAATTCTGAAATGTATATGCGTGCTTCAGGATTGCTTGATCTATTTGAAAATACAGGTATTGCTTGGATGAGGTTTGCAGGTGTCAACAACAAATCAGATCATATTAGATTTCAACTTAGACTTTGGGGATCTAAACTTGAAGAGCATATTAAAATTTATATTCATAAATGCGATTATTCTTTTATAGAAAATCTTGAAGGTGTTCCACATAATTTAGGTCTTGAAAGCGGAAATTTTATCTTAGATGAAATAAGCAAAAAACAAAAGATAGATATTGATATCAGTTCAGATGAACTAAGTAACTTAGGAATACAAACTTTAGAAGATATCTTAGGAGAAGAATCAAGTAATGAAAACCAGTAATCTATGTACATCCTGTAAAGCAGGAATTTTGTGTCAATGTAGAAATTTAAAAAAAGAAAATAAAGAAAACGTAGATCATCCTGATCATTATTTAAAATCTTCTGGTCATGAAGTTATTGATGTTATTCATGCTTGGAATTTAGATTTTAATTTAGGTAATGCTATTAAGTATATTGCAAGAGCTGGAAAAAAAGATCCTAATAAAACTAAAGAAGATCTTAATAAAGCAATTTGGTATCTTCAAAATCATGTTAATAAACTATAATTTTTATTTATAAATTCTCGTTTTTAGTTATATATAGTGCAAAAAGGAGAATGAATGATTGATATTAAAAGAATAACATGGGACTTTTTAGAAACTGAATTTGAAGATTGCAGCTATGATGAAGCTAGAAAAATTGCAGTTTTACCAATCTCACTTAAAATTAAAGAAGAAGACTTAGACTCAGACGCAAATCGTGAAGATATAATTGAATATCTGATAGAAAATTATGGATTTGAAGTAAAGTCAATTAAATTAGAAGAGGACGATTAAAGTGTAACATTTTTAATTTGTCCTTATAATAAATTTAAGGAGACAAAATGAAGGACAAAATAAAAAATAAATTTAACGGAATTAAACATAAATGGATTTATTTTCATACAGACTCTTATGAATTTCAATTAATATTAGATGAAATAACTAAAGCAGTTAATAATAAAAATATATCTAGTAAAAATGCAATAAGACTTGCAAAATCTTTTAAATTTCATGAAAAAGCTTTTATTAAATATATCAAGAATATAGGCAGAAAAAACTTTTCTTGTATCTGTCATATAATCGATAAAGAAAACAATAAAATAGAAATTAAATTAAAACCAGATATTGTTTTAAATGCTTATATGTTATCCAATACTCCTAAATCACTTAAACTTTATAAAAGTAATGAAAAAAGTAAGGGTGAGTGGAAAAAACCAAATGACGGTTTTATAGACCCAATAACATATCCTTCAGTAGAAGAAGAGCTAACTGAGTTTGGATATGCTATGTATAAAGAGTGGACAGAAGAAGTTGTTGCATCAGGAATGAATAGTATTGATTATTATAGACATCTATGTGGAACACTTAAATATTACAAAAGAGGAAAATAATGGCAATATGTAGAGTTTGTAAAGAAATATTTCCAGACAAAAGATATTCTTTAGGTTATTTAACATGTATAAACTGTGGAGATAAGGAAGCATTAAAAGAAGCTATAAGAAAATCAAAATGTACAGCTCCATTATTCAATAAAGGAGCATATCAGTATATTGGTAATATTAGTGATGCAAAATCGCTTGGTAGATAATTAATTTAAAAAGAGTTTGTTATGCATAATGTCTGGAGAACTGGTAAAAAAGAAAACATTAACTATTCTGATATGATTTCTATTTTAAAAAAGGTATCAAATGATTCGGGGCATAAAATCATCGTTGGAACAGATAGCGTCAAAATTGGATATAACTTTATATTTACTAATGCAATTTGCGTTTTAAATAATGGTTTTTACGATAGAAGATACTTTTATCATAGAGAAGAATTAAAAGATGATTCTTATCTTGATTTATCTAAAAGACTTCTTAAAGAAACAACTGATTCTATTTCGATTGCATTAAACATAAAAGAAAATTTAATAAATGCTAATATTGAAATTCATGCAGATGTTAATCCTGATGTACAACATAAATCTTCAAGTTATCATAATATGATAAAAGGTTATATTATAGGTTGTGGTTTTAGTGTGAAAATAAAGCCACAATCATTTGTGGCTTCTTCCATTGCTGATCTTCATACAAGAAAAAAATAAAATGAAAAACAATATTAATCACTATATAATTCATATAGAAGATAATAATATTGTTGAAGCTTATGATACAAGAAGACCTTTTAAGTCTGTTTTACTCTTGTCACTTAAAGAAGGATATTATCTTGGTTTTTTAGATAATAATTTTATTAAAGACGATATAGAAAATCAGTTTAGCGAAATTCTATACGAAGATAGAATATTATTAATTAGACATAAAGATATTATTAAAAGAATTATATGATAAAGACCTACCTAATATTAGGAGGTGTATTATGTCAACACTAATTATAACAGTTAATTCAGACAATTCCTTGTTTGATGTTGGTAATAGTTCTAAAATTTATATATTTGACAATGTCAAAGAATATCATGATGAGCTATGTGATATTATTGCAGACAATAAACTTAGTTATGAAGAGATTCAAAACCTTGTTAAAAGCTGGGGAGGAACAATTGATTTAGTTGATTTATCTACATTAGTAAAAAACTATAAAAAAAATCATGACAAAGGGTTACCATTTTAAATTTGGTGTTTAAATTATATGCAACGACAAAACAAGAAAGGAAACATATGATTAATTCTTTATTTGCAACTTATCCAACAAGATATTCCACAACAACATTAGATTCTTTATTAAACGACACATTAAAATTTGTGGACTATTGTTCAGATGAAAAGCAATATAGTTCTCAATATAAACTTTTTACAGAAGATAATAATATTATTTTTAAATGTTCTATGCCGGGTTTAGATCAAGAACATCTAGACATTGTGATTGAAAATAAACTTCTTAAAGTAAAAACAAAAGAATCAGTAAAAGAAATTGATTTTGCACCTTCTTTTAAGAAGTCATTTAAATTATCAAATGACGTTGATTGTGTTAACTCCTTTGCTTCTCTTGAAAAAGGAATATTAACTATAACAATGCCAAAAAAGGAGCAACATAAAACATCAAAAATAAAATTTAAATAAATAGAAATTTATAATAACTTTAAACAAACCAGCTTCTTGCTGGTTTTTTTATATTTGCAATTCAGTCCAAACATTTATAAGATGAATATAAAGTTTCATTTCCTTCTATTATTTCTACAGTTTGTATATTATCTTCAAGATAACCAATATATCCTAAATTCTTTATATAAACTTCACAACCTTCACCATAAAGCTTTACATCATGCTTATTTAATAAATCACGTAAGTCATCTAAAAAGTTTTTAACTTTATTATTTGGGTTACTTTCTGTGTTCGTGTAATCTTTTTCATTAAAGTCTCTAGTTGACATTGTTTCCTTTCCTTTAAAAATATTGAATAATTCCTGGAATTGCAAATAAAACTAAGTAAGTTATTGCTAAATAAATTGGTGCATTTTCGTTATTTTTCATAATATTACCTTCTTTAATTTATTGGGTAATTATAACATATCTT